TAACAAAGAATTAGTTGATAGTATCAGAGATATTAATGATAAAGCTAGCGTGCTTGGTGTTAATGTAAACTTTAATAGACCTAATTGTCCTAATTACAATAACATGAAAGAATGTGGTACTTGTGCTAATTTCTTTGATTGTTATCAACACAGACAAAGACCAACTTATGAACCAATGGTTGAAAAAGTTGTTAAAGAACCTAAAAAAGAAGTTGTTGATCCAGATGTTCACCCAGTTGGTTGTCATTGCGAAAGATGTTGTCCTAATCCAAATCCTACATGGTTTGAACAACATAGAAACGGCTTATTAGCCGCAGCTTTATGCATGATTATGATAGTATTAGCTATAGGTTGGTCTCCAAGCGGAGCAACATTCCAAGCTATACAAGAAAATTATGTTAACTTACTAGTTGATTTCTTCAAGATGGCACTTTTAGGTGGTGCTGGATTTATAATGTTTAATATTTTCAGAACTAAAAAGTAGAGTGATGCTATATGAAAAAAATAATTGCATTGCTATTAGTATCATTGATGGTATGTGTGCCTAATATTTCTTATTGCGCACCTGTCGATATTATATTTGATATTATAAATAGAGAGCATAGTACTAATAGCTCAAGAGCAATGGAGTTGTTATATAGTTTCAAAAAATCCGCAAAGGCAAATAAAGATAATAAAGAGCCTAAAGATGTGAAGATAATCAAAAACGAAAAAGAGCTTAATGAAGCTAACTTACAGAAAGGGAAAATTCAAGGAACTCTTATCGGTATTGATGTATCTAAATGGAATGGTAATATAAATTGGAAACAAGTTAAAGAAGCTGGAATTCAATTTGCTGTTATCAGAGCAGGATATGGGTATACAAAAGATAAGAAATTTAAACGTAATATAGAAGGTGCAATAAAAAACGATATTTATATAGGTATTTATTGGTTCAGTTATGCATACACAGTAGACATGGCAATTAAAGAAGCTAAAGTATGTGCTGATATAATTAAGCCTTATAAAAATGAGATTGATTTGCCAGTATATTTTGATTATGAATATGATAGTGTAGATTATGCTCATAAGAGAGGCAAATCTATTACTAAAACATTGACTACAAATATGGCAGATGCTTTCTGTTCTACAATAACGAGTTATGGATACGAAGCTGGTATATATACTAACTTAGACTTCTCTAATAATTATTTCAGAAAATCAATGTTAGAAAAATGGCAAATATGGATAGCTCAATGGACTAGAACTAATACTTATAAGAAAACTGATTATTCAATGTGGCAATATAGCGCTAAAGGCTATGTTAAGGGTATAAAAGGTTATGTAGATATGGATTATTTCTACGGTGATAAATATGAGAAGAAAAACTAAAAAGTTATTAGTATTGTTTCTTGCATTTGCATTAATATTCTTAACAGGAGCTTCAGTAAACGCTTATGACATAGCAACAGAGGCTACAACTGATGTATCTCAATCCAGACAATTTTTGAAAGACCGCAACGCTAGTGATAAAATGCTAGATAATTTAGATTTTATCTATGATTATTGTAAGAAGATAGGAATAGATCCTACTATAGTTGTTGCAATATCTAGTATAGAAACAGGATATGGGAAATCTCATTTATTCGTTAGTTATAATAACCCAGGCGGTATAAAAGCAAGGGGCGGCTGGGAAAAATTCGATACAGTAGAAGATGGCTATAGATATATGATTAGACTATTAGCTACATATGCTGGTCTTATAAATAAAGATTCATGGCTATACGGTAAAGCTACTACCACACAACAATTAGGAAATTATTATTGGGTAGAAAACGGCTGTGACCATGGATATCACAATCAATTAACTCGCCAAATTAAAACTATACAATCTTATAAAGTTAAAAAAACAAAAACTAAAACTATAAAAAAAGAATCTTTAGAATTAAAAAACTCAAAAGAAACTGGTAATAAAAATGCTATAGATATAATAGACAATATAATAAATAGAAAAGAACATTCTCATAATAATGCTCTACAAGAAATACTTAACAGAAGTAACAATCATAAGAAGAATGGTAGTTCTTTAGATTTAATCTATAATAGTCTAAAAAAATAGAGGTGACAGACATGAAGGAATTTTTAGATAAACATACTAAATTAAAAAGTCCATATTTCTGGCTAAGTGTTGTGGCATTAATATTTAGTGCTAGTGGCGTTGATTTCAATCAATTAACTAGCTGGCAATTATTAGGTCAAGCATTAGTAAGTATATTAAATAATCCAGTATCTATAGTAGCAGTAATAACTGCATTCTTAGGAATATGGAATGATAACAGTACTAAAGGTTTAGATAATGTGACTAACAAAAAAGGTGGTGAATAGTATGGCATGTAAAAAAGGCGGAAAGAAAAAGAAAGGCGGTAAATAAATATAAAGAAAGGAAGCGACAATTAATGACAGTTAAGAAACCAACTATGGTTAATAAAACACCAGCTAAAATTAGTAAATATATCGCTGGTGGTACAAGATCTAGAACAACTAAGATAGCCTGGCATTATACAGGTCTACATGATGTTAAAGGTATTAACACCATTAATAATTGGTTCAATTCTATAAATAGAGGCGAACAAGGAAATAGATACGCTTCAGCTCATTTTGTTATGGACTTAGACGGTACTATATATGAATATGTACCAATGAGTAGAATAGCATGGACAACTAATAGCGCGAATTATTACAGTATAGGTATAGAATGTGCTACTACTGGAACTAATGACCACTATTCAGACAAAGAATATGTATCAATGGTTAAACTTGGAGCATGGCTTGCTCAATACTATGGACTAGATCCACGTACAGATTTTATAAGACATACAGATGTTGTTGGTAGAGCTTATAAGATATGTCCTAAATATTTTGTTGACCATGAAGATAAATGGAATCAATTTAAACTAGATTGTTACAATTACTTAAAAGGTAAATTAACTGAAAAGAATATACGTAACTGCACTAACGGTAAAGGCAATAGCATAGTATCATCAGGAGGAGGAGCAACTACATCACAACCAAGCGTTAAAGAAACTGCTTGTAATGAAGTAGGCTACGTTAACGTACCTGATTCTACATTAAATGTAAGAAAAGGCCCTGGTACTGCTTATGATAAATTAGGTTCATTAAAAGATGATACTAAGGTAGAGATAAAAGCTATATGCGATAACGGATGGTGTAAGATAGTATACGACGGAGGTTATGGATATGTTAAAGAATCATATCTAGACGGTATTGAAGAAGTTCAATCTGTCAGAAAAATGATAAAGAATATATCAGATTCTCCTATCAATATTAGAAAAGTTGCTGATTGGGATGCTGATGCTATAGCTGAATTACAACCAGGACAAAGTGTTACATACGCTGATGGACCATTGGTTGCGGCAAATGGCTCTACAAAGATGTATAAAACAATCAGTGATACTTATATAACTGCAAGCACTAAATACGTTAAAATTATTGAAGTGAAATTATAAAAATTTTACTAGTGAAGAAAATTAGATTAAGTCTAGGGAGTAATTATTATATATTCCCTAGGCTTTTTTATATATTATTAATTATAAAAAAAATAGGTGGTGATATAAATGGCTCTTATGGATATAGAAAGAAGAGACGGGATACAACTTGGTGGTCCAATGGATTACTGTTATGAATGTGCTAAAAAAGAAGGTAAAAACAATTATGGCGAACTAGAATATAAAGAATGTTTTGCTGTAACTCAAAACGGTAATAGAAAATGCTATTGCATGGACTGCTTTAAAAAGATGTTAGGAAAATATATGTTAATTGATCCTGCAGCTGCATTAGACGAAATAGAAGTAGCAGAACCTCCAGAAGAATTCAAAGAAGCTCCTAAAGAAGAGGAAAAAGAAAACAAAAAAGAAGAACCTGCTACTAAATCTACTAGAAAAACTACTAAGTAAGAATAGTATTAGGAGGTAGTGCTTATGAATGTAGCGAAACAACCTAATATGGTTAGAGGTAATCAGATATCTTGTCCTAATTACAAACAATGTCCTATGTGTTATGGTTGTAGAAACTATGATGAACGAGACCCTGAATGTATTGAATGTTTTAAAGAAGGTGTAGACGGTACTTCTAGAAATTTTAATGTGTGTGATACTGATAAGCATGAAGCATGGAAATTAAATGTCATGGTTACAAAACCGAAAGTAGAATTAGACAATATAACCTTTACTGGTTGTAAGTATGATAATTAAAGAAGAAGATCTGTTAAACTATATGTCATGTCCGATTAAGTTTTTAGCTTCACATAATGGGCATGACATTAAAAGAAAGACATTTAATAGTTGTCTCCATGATGCATTCAATTACCTTATCAGTAAATATACATACGAAGGCGTAGATAATTTAGAATATAAAATCAAAAAGTACTGGGATAAAGTATGTTATGAAAATCAAGATATTATAAAAAACATAAATGTAATACATGGCTGGGGTAGATTATATAGAGCATATGAATATCTATATAATAATAAGCCTAATATTATGGATTTAAATGTTCCATATTCACTAGACATTCCTGGAACAGATTATACAATTACTGGTCAATTGAATATATTAATAGATAGAGGATCTCAAATAGAAGTATTGATTCCTTCATTCTCTAAAACAAAGCCTGATGAATTTAAAAGACGTTCAGATTTAAAATGTACTATCGATGCGCTTGTAATTAAGCAAGTATATAATAAGATGGCTGTATTTACGTTTTACAATTTCAATCAAAACTCAAATGATTTTGCGATACGTAATACAAAAGATTTCGATAGACTATGTTTAATAGTAGAGAATGTATGCAAAGGGATAGAAAGTAATATAGTTTATCCTCATTATGGATATGAATGTAATTCATGTGCTATTAAACATCTGTGTTCATCATGGGGTGCTAGTACTAATTTAGATCCATATAATCCATTTAAAGACGGAAAGAGGTGAGAACATGGCAAGAAAAAGAAAGAATCCTACAGGCATATATCTTAAAGAAGAATTCGAATTCAATCCAGATTTTTCTAGTGTAAATAAAAAGTCTACAAAGGGTGATAAAAAAGATGGCAAAGAAAAAAAGAAAAACAAAACAAATGGGAAAGATTTATCATAATAAAACAGTTGTTAATGGTATAAAATTTGATTCACAAACTGAATCAGAGTACTATACTTATATTACAACGAATAAAAATAAATTGAATATTAAATCTATCGAATTACAACCTTCATTTATTTTACAACCTAAATACATATTAACACCTGAAGGTAAAAAATTCGTATATGAAGATGATAAATCATTCAAATCATTACAAAAACAATACCCTAATTGCACTAAGGCTGCTATAAAATACATAGCAGATTTTAAGATAACATATAATGACGGTAGAGTAGAGGTCATAGATGTTAAAGGGATTAAGACAGCAGATTTTAAATTAAAGGAGAAGATGTTCAACTTTATGTATCCAGAATATCATGGATTAATATGTGTAGCAAAATATAAAAATGAATGGTTACATTGGGATGAATATCAACAACGCAAAAAGAAAAAATAGATTTCTTGTTGTAGCCTATTAAATTTAATTTAAGGGATACGGATAAGAAATGAAACCATACGATAATTATACTTTTTTATTATTGTCAGACGAAGAAAGACTTGAAGAATGGAACGAGATAGAAGATCTTGTAATTCAATATCAGACCTATTTTAATGATCCTATTGATTCACATAAATCTAAAGAAGCGGCTGATATATTATTACAAAGATTCTCTCCACTGTTCAAGTCTTATATAACTCTGATTAAATATAATCAAATAGATTGGAACTCAAGAGAACAAAAAACATTTATATATCAATTTATAGAGGACAGATCGTTAAAACGAGCACTGAATCGTAAAAAGACTTCAGCTGAATTTAAAGCTAAAATATATCATGCCTTTAATTTTGTCAAAAGTACATACGGTGAATTATCGGAGGAGGATATTTTAGCAGATTTGTATGTCTGTTTTCTCACATTAATGAAAAGATACAAACAGAAAGGAAAAAATTTCTGTGCATACGTCGCAAATTCGTATCATTTTGAAGTTGCGCGCTATATTAAAAAACAGATATCAAATCCTTTAGTTGTTAACTACAAAAACTGTCAGTATGAAGATGTAATTAATGGAGAGAACAGTAATGAATATGATGTAGTTATAGAGGATAATTATTACGAGAGTATGATGGGGTTACCAGATTATACGTGGGTGAACGGTGACACCTGTAGCAGTTTATTTTCAGATTTTACTCCTTATCAGAGAAAAATACTTATAAAATATTACTTAGAGGACTATAATGATAGACAGATAAGTGAATTATTTGGTACCAATATAGGAGTTATAAATAGTAAAAGGAGAAATGCTGTAGATAGACTATGTGATTTGATTGGTGTAGATAAAGATAAGCTACCGCGTAAAAGAAAATCAGGACGCAAAGCTAATTTACCAGTCAATAATAAAAAGTAGGAGGAGAATGCTTAATGAAAATACAAGAACCTGTCATTAATAAAGAATTAGTAAAACAAATCAAAAAAGAACTTCATTTGAATGAAGATATCGTATCATTTTTAGTCGGTAGAGGATATGATAAAAGTACTATAGATTTATTGACTAGTAACGAATATGAACCTATAGTTAATGATTACGTGCTTACTAATACTAAAGAAGCATGTGATAAGATATGGAATTATTTAAATGATTGTACAGATATTTATATATTCAATGATTATGATAGCGATGGAATTAATGCAGGTTATATATTGTATGATTGTTTAAGCAGACTAGTATTATTACAAGAATCAGAATGTGAAATACGTATGTATACTCCTAATAGATGTGAAGGATATGGATTAAACATGGACTTCTGCAAAGATGTTGTATCTACTATGGGCAGAAGAATTCTTGTTATTACAGTAGACAATGGTATAACTAAGAAAGAAGAAGTTGAATACTTATTATCTAATTCTGTAGATGTTGTAATAACAGATCATCATAAACCACAAGAAGGATTAGTTCCTGATTGCATAGTAATTGATGCACATCTTAATGACACAGATAATGAAAATGCTTTGGGGTTATGTGGTGCTGCTGTTGCATATAAGTTATGTAAATACATATTAGAAGATAAGTTAAATGATACAGTATTTCATGAAATATATGTACCATACGTAGCTATCGCTACTATAACTGATATGATGCCAATAACAGAAGAAAATATCATATATGTAAAAGATGGATTATATTTACTTAATGATAAAGAATATAAAAGCATGTTTAATACAGATGGTGAAGAAACTAACATATTAAATTACTATAATAAATTTAAAGGTTACAGCATAACACCTAAAGATATAGCATTTGAATTTGGTCCACAATTAAATTCATGTGGTAGAATGGGCGATGTTAACAAAGCAATGGAACTTGTACTTGAAACTGACGAAGATAGAATAGTTGATATGTACAATGAAGTATGTGATATAAATGAAGAAAGAAAGCTTCTAACTGATACAGCTGTAGCTGAAATACTTGCAACTGTAGAAGATAATTGTGTATCTGTAATAAGAGTAGTTAGAGGTTTACAAGGTGTAGCAGGTAATGTAGCTACACATATAACAAACATAAAACATGTACCAACTATATTATTTACTGATGGTAAAGATTTAATAACTGCTTCTTCTCGTTCTATACCAGGTTTAGATTTACAATACATATATAAAGCTATAAGTACTCAATTGGAAATGAGTTTTGGTGGACATGAATTGGCGGCAGGCGTTACTATACATAAAAAAGATTTTAATAAGTTCGTTGATTTATTCAACAGTATAGTATACGATATTATATTATCTGCACAAGCTTCAGAAGAAACAGAAGAACCTGTAATGTTAGTAGATAAAATATTGTCAGTAAAAGATTTAGGTGATAGAATTGTAAATAAGTACAATAACATATTATATTTTAATGATTTATCTGAACCTGTATTTTGTCTTAAAGATGTATTCATAAAAGATGTTAGAGAATCTAAGAATAATAAAAATAATATACAATTTTTCTTCAAAGATAAGACAGGTGAAAATAAAAAAGGTATATGGTGTTGGAAATATGGCAATACTTATGAAGAGGCTGGACGTCCAACAAAGGTAAATGTAGTGTTTACACTAAATAAATTTAATAGTATGTTGTGTATGAACATAAAATATATGGAGCCAGTTGAATAAAAACTGGCTATTATTTTTGCCATAATTTCTATATTAAGATATATAACTTGGAGGGAGTTGATATTTTGAAAGATTTTACACATATACATGTACATACAGTTGGTAGTTTATTAGATGGATACAATAGATTATCAAACCTTATAGATAAAGTTAAAGAATTAGGAATGGATGCTATTGCTATAACAGATCATGGTACTTTAGCAGAAACATTTACATTCAATAAAATGTGTCATAAAGAAGGAATTAAACCATTACTTGGTTGCGAAGTATATTATACTCATGATATAAATACTCTTTCTCTATCTTCTGACGAAAGAAGAGAATTAGCATTAGAGAAAGCTTTAGCAGATAGTATAGAGATACCAGAGAAAGCTAAGAAGAAAGAGATAACTGAATTAATTAAACCATATATGTATGATACTAAAGGTTATCACCTTATACTTATAGCTAAGAATCAACAAGGTTGGGATAACCTAGTTAAGTTAACTAGTGAAGCAAATGATAAGTGTACATTTAATGGCAGAGGGCATTGTGATTTAAATCTATTACGTAAATATAGTGAAGGATTGATATGTACTTCAGCTTGTGTATCATCTATAATATGTGACTCTATAAGAAAAGGTGATATACAACGTGCAGAACAAATGGTTAAAGAATTTGTTGATATATTTGGCGATGATTTCTATCTTGAAATACAACCATTAAACTGGGAAGTACAATATGAAATTAATCTTCAATTAATGCGTATAGCTAATTTGTATGACGTTAAATTAGTAGCTTCTAATGATTCACATTATACGAATAAAGATGATTGGTACGAACATGATGTATTATTATGCATGGCTTCTGGTGCATTGCTAACTGATGAAAACAGAATGAAATATGCTCATGAGTTTTGGATAAGAAGTTATGATGAAATGGTTGAAGCATTTATGGGACAATCTGATGATGAAGGTTATATGCAACTTGTTCGTGAAGCTTTAGCTAATACTCGTGAAATAGTTAATAAAGTAGAGGATAATATAAAACTTGGTTCTGACCATGAATTATTGCCAGAGATAGAAGTGCCTGAAGGATTTACTCCTGAGACATGGTTATCAAGACAATGTTGGTTAAATCTATATAAATATCTTAACAAAAAGAATTTATGGGATAAGAGATTAGAATACGAAGCTAGACTTAAAAGTGAATTGGACATAATAATAACTAAAGGATTTGCTTCATATATATTAATAGTACAAGATGCTATCAACTGGGGAGACAAGAATGGTTGCTCATTCGGTCCTGGTAGAGGTAGTGGTGCAGGTTCATTAGCATTATTTTTACTAGGTATAGTTAAGGGTACAGATCCATTGGAATATAACCTACTGTTCTCTAGATTCTTAACAATGGATAGAAAGCTTTGTCCAGATATAGATAGTGATGTATCTATGGTTGATAGACAAAAATTAATTGATTATCTTAACAATAAATACGGACATGATAATACATGTCAAGTTGGTACTGTAACTACTCTTGGTGTTAAAAACGGAATACAAGACGTAGCTAAAGTATTGGGCTATTCATTTGCAGAATCTACTAGTATTACAAAAAGAATAGACGAGCTAATTGATGCTCCTGAATTATCTTTTAAAATGCTTGATGATTTACAAGAAGAAAATGAGGACTTATTTGATAAATGGGTTACTTTGCAATCTGAATATTCTGAAGTTATAAGATTGGCTAGAGCGTTTGAAGGAATACCTAGAAACTACGGTAAGCATGCAGGTGGAGTATTAATTACACCTACTGCTATAAATGATACATTCCCTACTAGAACTATGGAGGGACGTAAAGTTACTGTATGGGATAAGAATGTAGTAGAAGAAGCTGGTGGTGTTAAATATGACTTCTTAGGACTAACTACTATATCAGTAATAGAGTTATGTCTATCATATATAAATAAGAATTATGATATTAATCTTAAATTAACTGACTTATATGAAAATGTAGCTATACGTAGTGATGAGAATTCATTTGGTATGCTAAAGCATCAAGATAGTGAAGCAGTATTTCAAATGGAATCTAATTTATTTAAAAGTCTTATGAGAGATATACAGCCAGATAGCATAAATGACTTAATAGTTATTACATCACTTGGTAGACCTGGTCCTTTAGGTGCTGGTATGCATACTAAATATGCTAAACGTAAATTAGGACAAGAGCCAGTAGTTATGCCTCTTCCTAATCTTGATGATATATTAGCTGATACATATGGCACTATAGTATATCAAGAACAGATAATGAAGATATCTCAAGTAGTAGCAGGCTTTGATGATAATCAAGCAGATACTTATATGAGAAAGGCATTAGCTAAAAAGGATAAAAAGAAAATGGCTCTTTGTAAAGAATGGTTAATCTATGGTAAACCACAACAAGACGAACATGGTGCGCCAATAGATGGAGGAATTAAAAGAGGTTATAATGAACAAGAACTATTAGCATTCTGGGAAGATTTAAAAGGATATGCGACATATCTATTTAATAAATCTCATGCTACAAGCTATTCATTATTATCATCAATAACTGCATGGTTGAAATACTATTATCCAAAAGAATTCTTTGCAGCAATATTATCATTAACTAAAGAACCTTCTAATAAGAAGAAAGACAAGAAGAGACCTAAATATATTGAACTACTTGAAAAACAATTCAATATAAAAGTTGAATCTCCTGATATCAATCTATCAGATGAACTATTTACTCCTCTTGCTGACCAAGATAAAATACTATTTGGATTATCAGCAGTTAAAGGAGTGAAAAATAAAGCTATAGATGCTATAATAAATAATAGACCATATACTTCTCTTGAAGATTTTTACGATAAAGTAACTAAGGCTAATGTTAATAAGACTGCAGGAACTAATCTTATCAAGTCTGGTGCCTTTGATAGAATAAACCCTAATCGTAATGCATTAATAAATGAGTTTCATAGCATAAGAAAGGATAAAGACGAAGAGTTATGTGAAGAATCTTATAATTCTATAACTTGTATGGCTTATGAAGATGAAGTTCTTAATGCATATGTTACTTATAAACCATGGATCGACAGTTATAACGTAGGAGACATAGTTAACTTTGAAGGACAAGTCATAGCTACAGAAGAAAGATATGATAAGAATGGTGGACTTATGGCATTCGTAACAGTATATGCTGAACCATGTACTATCAAATTATTAGTATTCTCTCGTCAATATAGATTGCATTGTGACTTATTCGATAGAGTTAATTACGGCAGAACCCTAAAAATCAAAGGAGAAAAGAAAGACAAAAACACAGTAGCCTTTAAGATAGGCTCATTGGTACGAGAATAGTACAAAGACGCAGACAAAACAGAACTTAAAAGAAAAGTAAAAAGAAAAGAAGAGAAAGAAAACAAATAAGGTGAGGCCCATGCCTCACCTTATTTTAATTTTTTCACCATATCATTCACTATATTCATCATTTTATCCTTACGTTCTTTAGTTAAGTTGCTGTTATACAATATATTTATTAATTCGTCAACGTTACATAAGTCAAATGATTTGTCATAATTTTTTACTGTTATGTTTGTACCCTCAATATTTTTCACTGTATATACATACATATCTTTTCCTATTTCTTCTATGTTGATTATTTCGCCGAATCTATTTGGTATAAGATCCGCTTTTAGTATTGTCTTTTTTAATTCAAACAAATACACATACACTATATCGCCTATTTTATATTTCATACATATCTCCTTATTTTTTCTTTTTCTTGTTTTTCTTTTTGGTATTAGTGCTACCACACTTACTTGGGGCTAATGCCATACAACCACCTCTTTGAAGTCAGTATCTTTTAAGAAAAAGGGGACATCCGCATGTCCCCAAAAAATAGGAGGGTATATAGTGAAAAAATTATATGGAACACAAATATTTGTCTTCGCTATATTATTACGTGTGATATCAGTTATATTTTTTAATACCAAGATTGATTTTTAATATTAGCATCTTCTTGGTTGAATCTAAGAAGTTCCATTGTAGAACCACCATATGTTTTATAACCATTCCATGCTGCTTTATATTTTTCTGTACCGTCATTAGCATCATTTACTTTCTTAGCTGCTGTAAATGATGAAGTTACTTTACCGCTACCCCAAGATATAACGTATACTTTATAAGATTT